TGCTCGACCAATGTATAGCGGGCGTTTGCCACTTCATTGATGTTAGAAATCTTCATGCCTTCTTCGGCGCATTCGGTTGCAAACGTCTTGTAAATCGACGCATACACTGTATAATCCGCAATCTTACATGCCAAGAAATCCTTCAAAGAATATTGTTCCTTGATTTCCTTAATGAGATTGTATTTTTCGCGCATGAGCTTGCGTTCATTGAGCGTCTTTCGTTGTGCGACTACCCAATCAATGAAATGCAATGCTTTGACTTCTGACAGTTTTTTGCTATCGAAGAACGCACGATATAGTTGCAACTCTTTTCCTAGTTCCGTCGATGAATTGAAATATCTCTGCATGATGGTCAATGCAGCAGACGCTGGCTTGTTGGCCAACGTATCTGCCGTAACTTGTCGAACTAACAATTCGAACAGTACACCAGAGTTCTTATATTTCGAATTTGAAATCGCCTTTGATTTCATGAAGTGCTCCGCAATTGACTTGAGTAAAATCCAATAAAACTGTATATACCAATAAGTAGAGAATAGATTTCTCTAGATTATTCTTTGTCGATGATATTCGTCTCATCTAAGTACGTGCCGTCCAATGTGTTCTCTGCGAGCATCTGCGATGGACCCGCCAATTTAGACTTGAGATTCTTGATAGAGTATGCTACTTCCAACGACAGTGGTGACTTTTTGGATGGGGTGCGCTTCTGGCCCACTTGCATGGCTGAATAGCGTTCCTTGAAGCCAAGCGGATCACGTCCTCGCACGTGACTATCTTGTGCGTATGTAGCGCCTTTACGTGGCTGTCCCCTATCATCAGCCGCCTCATTTTCCAGCGGTAGGTCGTCAAGCGATTGTGGTGCTCCCGATGGTCCCGGTGGCATTGGTTCTCCATCGACTCCTGCCACCCCATCGTCCATATTTTCTTCGGGTGGGCGCTCTTGAGGAAATCCAAACTTCGCAGGATCGGATTGACCTTGCTCGATTTGCATAAGACGGAATTTGAACTTGGTGTCTTCGATGAGTTTTTCCTTGAATGCCTCGTATTGATCTGGTGTCAATTTCATGACCTCTTCGTACATCCATGAATCTGGAATCAATTTTGTGCCCTGCATTTGTTGAATCAATGTGATTTGCTGTGTCCAAAGATTGATCTTTTCTTGTTCTGCGATAGTCGATGGATTCGTCAATTCGAGTGAAAAATTGATCAACTCGTCATCGGTAAACCCTTGTGCGTACAAATGGACAATGGCAATCTTCGTAAGTTCAGATACCACAATACGTTGGATACGTTCAATGGTGCGAGCAAATCGTACATCTTCTGCGGCCAATGTAGCCTTTCCATTGACATTTTCATCATACCCCAAGAATGCTTTTGGAATCTTGAGCGCCGCCAACATACGATTGCGCAAATATTCAATGTCATCAATTGGGCTATATTCTAGACCACCAATGTTGCTAATATCGGTTCCTGAGTCGCCACCACGAACCGGGATGTAGAAATCTTCCAACAAATTCTGCATATTGTATCGAAGATTGTAATCTCCGGTTGACGGGTCGATGAATGGAACTTTCTTAGATCGATCAATCAGTTTCTGAATGTAGGTGTCCACTTCGTTCGGCGGAATGTTTCCAATATCGATCTTGAAAACTCGTTTTTCCGGTGCACGCATGATACGATGGATCAACATGGCGTCTTCCATCAAGATTAATTGACGATGTACGCGGCGCTCCTTCGATTGCCGCTTTACCATATGGAAGAAAATTGGAATCGCTCAACAAACGGAAGTGAGCGATTTCGTAGTTTTCGAACTTGGCCTTGGCGCCATTCATGCCCAACGTTTCAAAGTAGACGTAGTGAGGATTTTCCGGCTTCTCACCTTCTACGCGCACGGTATCATATACTGAAAGTGGTAATGCGTTAATGATACCATATTTCTCACTGATTTCCAGAAACAAGAAGAAATCCCCGTACTTGCAGAGATTTCTAATCCAAGGCCACAAATTGAACTCAATATTCAAAATGTCATAGAACAAATTATGCAACACTTCCTTCACATTCTGGTTATCGGTGTGAATGGTTAGAATGTCTCCAAATTCGTTCTTGACAGTTGATTCGTCCGCATAAATGTCCAACGCGCTCGCAATGATGGAGTCGTTGTCCATGACGTCGTAATCACGGAATAACATAAGGCGCTGTGTTTGGTACGCCATGTTGATTCCGTACGAATTACCCGGACCAGCCATTCCATACGATCCAGCGTGGATACGAGAATACTTGTCACGGAAATTATTCGATTGATAGCCTTGTACATTATCGGTATCGGCTACCTTCAAACGCTTACCACCAACGTTACGAACGATAACGTTGGTTGAAAACAATCTACGTAAGCGAGAATATAGTGATTTATCAGCCATGCATTCCTCAAATAGAGCGAGTAAACTAGTTAGTGTAGCATATCTCTATACATAGCAAGCATTTCGTGTATAGAGGCGTTAAATGATCCTTCAAACTCATTACCCAAGTCAATTATCTTATCGACCGAGGCATATATCTTGACACATACTGCTAAACCACGCGTGTCTTGTAGTGCGCGAGCCAACCAGCGATGGTGTCCATCCACAATGCTGTTATCTTCTGCGACGAGAATTGGGACAGTGATGGGCGTCTTCGACATTTGCACCACTTTGTCTCGTTTCAACTCATCTTGAATGGGCTTTAGTGACGCTACCGGAATCAAAACGGGCTCAGACGATACTCCACGTTCTCTACAAAACTTCAAAAACTCTGCTAATTGAGCTTCTGGAATTTGTGGCAGTTCAGTTCTGCTGTACATCGCGACTTACGGACGGCAAATGATATGTTTTAACCGACACTCCTTTACGATTGAATGTAGCACGCAAGGATTCTACCGCAGAAATGTTCTTTTTATCCTTGTCAAAATACACAATTTGCTTGTATCCTTCCTTGATCTTCAACTTCAGGAAATCATGAATTTTCTGTGACTCTCCTGATCCAATTGGCTTCAACTTGACTCCACTAGAAATTCCCACGCTGACCAAGAACTTTGCGGCGGCTTCTTCCCCACCCAAAGGTGTCAATAAAAGAAAATCATTGCCAGACTCAATAGCCTTCTTTAGCATATGAGTGTACTTTTCAAGAAATTTAGACTTGTCGGGCACGGTGCCAGATGCCAAAGACTCATCAATATTGAATACTACCAATTTACCTAAGTCTTTTTCGACTGGCTTATTACCGCCGTCCTTCCACACAAACTTCCCATCCTTTGTAATTGCCTTTGTTTCGCGAGTTTTTGGATCAATCCATTGCGCAAATCCACCATAGACGAGACCATGTGCCTTGGCAATTTCGCCCGGCGTTTGTTCCTCGTTCAGCAATCCCATCAAAACCTCTGTTACCAATGCTGTGACGTTGTAATTCATAGTATTCTCTCAAAATTAGCCCAACAACCAACGAATGTCTTCAAATTGACCCGGCATAACCCCCGGAATGCGATATGGGTCTTCCGTCTGTCGTAATGGTGTATAAATAGGCTCTCCACCTGTGCGATGGAACTTATCTAGCGCCAATTTCGACAATTGAATACCCTGTGCGTGCAACTGTAGTGCAGTATCTCGGACCCACAACCCAATTGATAGCGACATTACCAAGTCGTCGTTGTACCCTTCCATTGCCTGTGCCTTTCCATTGTCCCAAATAAAGACACGAAGTTCTTCAATGGTACGCATAGACATAATTTGCACAGCGTGGTCCAACATATATGTAGTTAATTTGCTGATGATTAATGGTCTTGTTCTGGAAGATGTTGTAAATCCCGCCACAGATTTCTTCTCTTTGGCGTACAATTTGTTGCTTTGAGGCTTGGTATCGTCCACCACACGCAAATCTTCCGTCATGTAGAAGAGATTACGATATCCACGATCAATGATACGCTGCAATACCGCCCATCCATGGTTAGCATTTTCTACTACGAGCAATGCATCCATGTATTCGGTGCCGATGGCTACTAGCATGTCGGCAAAATCATTGGTATTGACCTTTCCCTTGTACTCTGCGACCTGACGGCATGACTCCACATCCAGTACGTGGAATGCCGATTTGTCTAATCCGTCTCCTCGCGCAACGTCGGCCACGATCACATAGGCTTTGCTTGGATTTGGAGACTCCCATACCCAAATATTTCCATCCAATCCACGCTTGTAGGCGGGTTGTGTGGTCAATGTCGCGTAGTGCTCGATTAATTCAGCGTCCACAACCGTATTACCGGACCCAATGAACTCTGCGTCGTATTCTTGACGAGCTTCGCGTTCTCCCATGTGGCGCGTCATGCTATCTCGCCATTCTTGTGTACGACCCGGCACCACTTTCCAATCCAACTTGATAGGATTGAATAGCGCATCGCGACCATCACTCAATTCTGTGTCAGATTGGTGTGTAATGGCGTTCGCCCATGTCTTATGGAAAAAGTTACCAACGCCGTTTGGTGTGGAAATCAATACACCTTTACCGCCCGTTGAAAGTGTTGGAAGTGCAGCAGTCCAGATTTCCTCTGCGTTCTTGATGAAGGCGGCTTCGTCCAAGATCAACAATGACAAAGCTTCCGAACGTCCTGAGTCTCCTGCGGCGGTTGATGCTTTGATCTGCGATCCATTACGGAAGCGCATGGAAAGCTTGTTCTTTTCCGTACACTCCACTTTCAACCAAATTGGAAGATTCTCAAAAGCATAACGAACCTTGGTGATAAGGTTTTTGGCAGTGTCTTGCTTCGTAGCAATAACCAGAATGTTCTTGTCCTTGTAAAACAACATCAGCCACAGCGCATAACACGCCACAGCCGTTGAAATACCAATCTGACGTCCTTTCAATACTACGTTAAACTGATTGTCTTCAAAATCCGTAATGGCCTTCTCCTGATAATCATATAGATCAAACAGGATACGGCCACGAATTGGATGTTGAATATGACAATACTTTCTAATGAAATATTGTGGACTTTGGGCGCAGCGTTTGTATTCTTCACGAATCGCCGCTTTTACGTCAATCTTCTCGCTCATGCAAATTACCGGGTTACATAGATGCCCGTCGCTAAACCAGCAACGGCACCGACCACGAAGGTTGCTTTACGTGACGGCATGGGAATGAAACCCAACAACTTTGGTGCTTTATATTTTGGAACCGTAATAACAAGCTTGCGCAATGAATCGCTCTGTGTTTGCAACAACGACTTTTGTGTAGTAAGCAAAGAGATATCCCGCACACGTAATGTATCACGAGATTCCAACACTTGCACTAACGCATGAAGCGTATCGGTTTCTTCTCTAAGTGCCGTGGCTACCTTGAATACTTCATGACAGGAATCATCAAGCGGCGCATTGGCGATGGAATCCAGTTTGGTACCATTCGTCGTGTGCTGTGTCTTACTTGATGCGGTTAATACTTTGATGCGGTCGTCCTTTTGAGCAACCTTGACGGCGAGTTGGGCACGAGCACTGTCTACAATCTTCAATGCTTTTTGGATAGAATCTGCGTGAGCCAGTGTCGTTTTACGATCTTGCTCCCACTTCTTCATATCTGCCGAGTATTGTGATTCTACCGACTTACGTCCCCATTGACCGATAGTATACGATGCAAAACAGAGCACCAATAAAACGGCAATTCCAGACAATAGTTTTGATGCGTTATTCATCTTGCATCTCCTGTTCTTCTTCCTTTAGAATTTGTTCCAGACGACGTTCCATAATTTCAACATCGGCAAGTAACGTTTCAAACTGTTCTTTGAATTGTGCTTTGGTTGCAATCTTTTCCCATCGCCCATCTTCAAAGTGAATCTGCGGTTCTGTAAAATCTCTGATATATGACAACACTTCGTCGATCTTGTCTTTCAGAAATGACTTTTCATTCTCTCGTAACGCGCGTTTTTCGAACTCTTCCCATTTTCCTTCGATCCGCATCTTTCCTTCCCATTCGATATTACAGTCGAAGCACCATCCACGCAGATAATAGAACTTACGATCAAATCGGTGATTCATAGGTTTGCTACATTCGGGACACCAAAATGGCATACGAGCATCTTGTAATGTCGATATGGATTGTGGTACTCCATTCTTCATGACCCAACCTTTTCCGTTATGATCACGCCACGTTTCACCATCTTTACGGACAATTTTTTGCGGAACATACTGACTGACTACCAATCGGTTTGCCCACTTATCCATCTTTGATGCTACACGATTTCGCAACTCCTCAATTTTTTTCTCTACAACTTCCGGTGCTTCTTTCTTGACGTAACTTTGCGGTTCTTGAAAATCATTCATGTATCACCTTTATATTCCTTCTGGTATGGCTGGCCACTGAATTGAAGCCATGATTGCCCGTAATTCATCTATTGTTGCTGCGGTGTTCAATTCTTCAATTGCTCCGCGTCGAATGCCTTCAATTTGTGAACCCATCATCGTCCATGCCTGAAATAGATAGGTAACAAGCTGCACAACCGAATCCATAGACTGACTTGTATGTAACGCCTCGTAATAAATCCATGGATATTGTGATGGATCAATCGACCCCGATACTGCCTGTACTGCTAAATATCGTCTCGCGTCATCCAATTTCATGAGATAGGTAATTTCCTGTCCCGGTACGTTGGTCATAATTGCGGCGCGCAACTTTCCGGCATCGACGCTGACTTGATCCTTGAACTGTTTTCGTATTTCTTCGATATCAGGTTGTCGTGTTTGCACTGGTTCTGGTGCGGGTGCGGCATCTTGAATAAATTGTCCATCAATATACCGCCAATTTTCTTGTGGCTGCGGATCGATGTTTGTAATGTCTATAATGACAAGAGCAGGATCGAGATACGGGTTGGTTTCCGCCTCAAAAATCCAATGTACCCTATTTTCTATAATCTGTGCAAATTTAGGCATATTACCATTCTAGAAGAATTGCGCCGCTTGTACCTGCGGAACTTGACATTAACACGTTACTAGACAACGACCCGTTCGTTACGGGTAATCCGGGTGCGCCAATCGTGATGGTAATCGTCTCCGATGGAATCACAGCCACACGACGTCTAATAAATCCACTACCACCGCCACCCCCACCGCCACCACCGCCAGTGTCGTTGACGGGAGAATAACCAGCACCACCGCCACCACCCGCACCATATCCCGACCCAACAGAACCCGTTTCTCCATTACTTCCACCAGCACCAGCCGTTCCTAAAATACTACCACCGCCACCGCCACCGCCACCATATACTGACGTTGCCGTACATTTACCACCCGCACCACCACCACCACCATAATATTCTCTAAACTGAAATTCGGCATTAAGATAATCATGAACATATGCGCGCCGGGGGAGCCCACCACCAGCGCCAGCATTTAAATTACTGGACCCTCCGTGAATACCACCCGCTCCGACTTCTTTACCATATGAGCTTGTGTAATACGAATATGTAGAATCTAAAGTAGCGGGACCACCATCAATTGCCTCTCCCCGTCCACCAAGCGGAGGATTACCAAGTCCGCCATTAGAAGTAGCACGTGAAAAAACGTCGGTGACAGAACGTCCACCCGCTCCACCAACACCACCGTGAGCAGCGCCGCCAGTCCCGCCAGAGCCCCCGACCGCAGACAAATATGTACCAAACGAGGTAGTCCCACCAGCACTACCCGTATACCCCGGATAGTTTGGATTGGTTGACTGAAATGATCCGCCACCACCAGAACCACCCGCACCTACCATGGTTACGTATACGACGCGTACATCAGCAGGAACTTGCCATGTGGTGGACCCGGTAAAAAACACACGGTTTGTTAATACTATTCGTTGATTGAGATAATTGAGATATCTAGGCATGTGCTATTCCTCGTATCCCCACACCACGGCAGACATGCTTGGTGCGCTCGCATAGGCAATGATTTTCTGCCCATCAGAAGGTGTGAGTCCACTACGTTCCAATGTTCCTCCGTATGCTTCAAGAGGAACATTGTATTCAATAAAATCTGCGTTGGTAGGAGTCGATGATGAAGATGTGACCATGGCAAGTTGTACCAACAACGTGGTGCTACTCAAATTACACAAGTTAATAGTCACCGTTGCACGCTTTGCGACAGGGGCTGTGTAAATGACTTGTGTTTGTCCTGATCCAGAAAAATGTATACCATTAAATCTTGGCATGTTTTCTTGCCTCCTCGCTATAGCTATAAATAGTACGAAATGTTACAAATTGACCATATAGAAGCCAAACGGACCAAATGCAATATAGTTCGCAATGACTTGTCGCGAATCTGTATATGTTCCACTTGATCCGGATTCTTGAATAGACAATCTACCACGTAACGTCAGCGTACCACTTTCAAACAACATATAAGATGGATTTGGCAAATTGGTATCTTCACCGACGCGCATTGCCCCACTATATTGCCCCGTCATCCAAATACCAGTTCCATTGTATAAACTGGTCGCATTTCCCAACGAGATATTTCCACTATTCAACGATGATAGTGCGAACCCCGATGATGAAAACGACATGGATGTGGTGCGAATAATCAATCCATTTCCGGGTGTTAATTGAATGAAATCTGATCCTGATACGTCAGATCCAACGCGGAAATTTCCTTGACCATCTGCATAAAATCCAGAACCTGTCATAACCGTGATAGCCGATCCCATTGGACCCGCACTCGTCGATCCTTGAATGTTCAAACTTCCTTGGAGAATGTTATCACCACCTTTGATGACCATATTCCCACCATTGAACAGAACCGGATCAGATTCAATATCTACAGGTAATCTATTGCTGTTGTAATCAAACAATTCAGACTTGAATTTCAATCGTTCAAATCGACGACCCTGTACAGGTAGTAAAATACGCACACTATCTGGATTGTAACCAAACGTGTTTGCATACACCAATTTTACATCAGATACAAACCATTGCCCACCCGTTACCACAAATCGCAAATATGCACTTCCACTATTCGTGCTAACGAAATTGATTGTGTCGTCGAGCACATATGAACGCGTTGACGCAGACGCTACCGAAATTTCTCGCACTAACGTTCCATACGGTGACAACGATGATGATGGGAATGCAGACCCGTACAAATAGACTTGTAGTTTTCCTTCAAACCCCGACGACGATTTAAAGCACAAATAATTGGCCTGTAAAGAATACTCTACATTTTGATCAAACTGTAATGGAGCACGCAATCCAAAGAATAGAGGGGTGCTGGTAGACCCAGTGGCTAAGCTTGGTGTACTGATATACAGCGAATCCATTAGTTGTGACGAATCGGTGGCAAGAATCACAGATGCGGTTGGAATGTATGAATTTCCATTGACGTATCCACCTTCCCAATGTGAGGAAACAATAGAAGTGTCAGAAAAATCTCCCAACGGTGTAATAGGATTGGCCGTCGCAACAGAAGACGTCGTAGTAAGTTCCGTGGCGTCGATTGTGATATCTGCCAAGAATTGATAGTCTCCCGGCTCATCCAAACTTTTTGCATACATCTTGGCGCGCTGCACATCCCCTGTAAAAGTGGTCAATCGATCAATACGGACGTCTGCGAACGAGCGTGTAAGGGAGGACGTGATGAAACTATCAGCGACTCGATATTTGATAGAAAAATTTGTCGGAATAAACGTATTTGACAGTGTAGCACTTGATGTAAACGGAGGATTGATTTTAGCATACCGAGTATTGACTACAGAGTCGATAGTGCCAGAATAAGGTGTTCCGTTCGTTGTAAAGGCTACTGTGGCGCCCACCATATCTCGATTGAATATGAATCCGGATGGAATCAATGTAGTGCTGGGCGATGACACATTAGCTAGAGTGGTGACACCAGTGATCGACCCGGTATTGTGTACTTGAATTGATCCCGTAATCACATCGCGATATGGGACCAATTGTTCTGTTACGCTGATAATTGGGCGACGATAAAGGCGGATGGGCGAGACATTAGGCTTAGCGGGATCGATAAGGACCGACCGCTGCCATTTGACATTATACGAATTATGAAATTTGGAAGGTGGAATATTTCCATTTTCATCCTGACGCAATTGACCAAGAACAGTAATGGTGGCCAATCCGGGGGCAGTATCATCATAGACTTCGATGGACACTATACGAGACAGCCCGTCGATATAACGTGGAATAGGCTGACTGAATACAAGTTGACCTGCCGAATCGACCAATTCTACCAAAACTTCGGTGTTTGGCATCAATTCGTCCGATCCGTTGATCAAAAACGAGTTTTTACCCGCCGTCAGAATTTCCGGAAACTGTGTAAGCTTGAAATACCGTGACGCCGGATCGGTGTCCGTGATCCACACTTGGTATTTGGCGAGATTTCGTACTTGCGAGTATTTATGAAGTTTTGACATATTGCTCTAATTACGGTGTCCACTATAATTAGATAACTCGGCAATATAGTTCAATATACCCCAATTTCCCCGCGAAGCGGTTCTGACTCTGTGACAGTTACAGCATACGATTTCGCACTTTGTTATTTCCTCCTTTACTCGATCTAAAGAGTAGCCGTTTCTCACCAAAGCCGAGACATTTTTGAATTGTTCGCCCCGAACATGATCAAATTCCAATCTATCTACATCCGATGTCCCACAATCCACACACACACTGGAACTCAGTAACACCGAAATAAATTCTACATTTCGTAAATTTTTGCCAGAGTTGCCATATTTGGACCATTCTCTAGTCCTGTGACACCCAATACACCGCACATCACATTTTGCAATTTCTGATATGATGGCATTGATTGAAGCGTGTTTTCGTATTAAGAATGACACCCATTCTTTTTTATCAAATCGGTGATCAAATTCAAGAAACAAAATATTCGATTCACCACAATCAACGCAAGGATGTTGAGATAAATAATCCCACACATACATTTGTAGTTTATGCTTATATTTCTTTGTAGCTACTCTACTATTAGCTTTTTTGTGAAGAGCCCCCATTTTTGGTCGAGTAGAAAACGCACATTGATAGCAACGTGTATTCTTTTTTTCGGCAGCTACCAAACATTGTTTACTTTTATATGTGAGCAGTTTCGTACATGTAGGACATGATCTTGTATACATAAATTTCCTCACGATAGTACATATCAGTAAATATGTACTATCGTGAGGAAATTTACAATTTTATGGATATTAGTGATTTATGTAGCTATATCCATCGACTCGTTTTATGTCAATGCGACTATCCACCAAATCTCGTAGCAAGTCTAACTGACTGATGACTATGATAAACTGAAATTGAGTTTTCAGAAAGTCGAACAACATCTGTAGTGAACCTAATTTTTCAGCATCAAGAACACCAAAACCTTCATCCGCGATCAAGAAATTGCTCTTGGGCAACGCACACACGTTCATAAGCGCCACGCGAATTGCCAACCCCGAGACGAACTTTTCCATACCAGACGCCAATTCCAGTGCCCAATTGCGATTCTGATCGTAGATAATTTTTCCGTTCACATTTTTACCATCCAATTCAAGTGACACCGAGAAATCTACCATCTGCGAGAGAATCTGGTTGACGGCTTGTTGAATTGTTGGCATGACGTCAGAAATGAGTTTGTACGGAATACCGTCCCGACATACCGCTGCCAAATAATACTCGTATGCCTTGTAGGTGGTTTCCAGTTCCTTCACATCGTCCATCTTTTTCAAGAGTGCTTTTTTCTCTGCCATCTTGAGCTTTGTCGCAACTGCTGTATCTTGCGACTTGAGTTTCCATCTGTTCAACGTAGACTTGAGCGTGGTAAGCGTGGAATTCAACGTAGCGATTTCTGTTCGTATTGCGAGGTTCTGTACAATCTTGTCCTGTTCCTCATAATACTTTTCGATGGTTCTCTTGTGCAGTTCGATAGTATCCAGCAATGCTTGATATTCTTTCTGCTGTGCGGTTCGTGTCTTTTCCATCTGTGCCAAATCTTTGTTTCGATCATTGATCCACTGGATGCCGAGCATTTTCTTGTTATATCGCGCTTCGACGTCTCCAAGTGCAGCCAATTTGTCAGACAAGACATGCAATTCAACAGTTGCCACGTGAACTGCATCAGTATACTCCGTAATTTGATTGGCCAAGTTTTGTTGTTGGCTTATTGTCTGTGCCCCGTTTTTTAAACACATGGCGCATGATGGATCATATTCATACTTTGCCAACTTTGCGGCATTCTTCTTCACTGTGTCAAGCATCAACTCATTTCGTTTCACGGTCTCTTCGGCACTCCTCACATCAGCCGATGCCGACTTGAACGCTAGATATTCCTGCTCTATAGTGGCATACTCTGTGTTCAGTTTTTCATTACCACGAGCGATCTTATCTCGCAACTCGTCCATCTGCGTTTCACTGACCGTGAATACAAACGCGTCTCGCTTGGCTTCTGCGTTTCTATATTGCAACTCGATAGAAGTCACATCAACAATCGTTGATGACGTGGGATGGATTTGTTCCAACTTCTCTTTGACCTTGGTATCGTACTCCGCAATCTCAGCCGTCACAATCGCCACTTCTTTTTCACTCATATCATATTCAGACGACAGCGTGTCGATAGCAGCTTGCACGTCAATAAGCGTCTGTGAGAACGAATCATCTTTCTTGAATTGCTTAATGGCTCCTGCGATTTCCTTCGATTCACTGAGTGCTAATGTTTCCAGCTTATCAAAGATGGTCAGACCCATGAATTGTGAAAGCAAGTCC